CTATTAGCTGGAACTCAGCACCTAGTCCCCGATGACTGGGTTTCCAAATACGACCTAGTAAAGATGATTGCCAAGCGGCTAGGCAGAGATGATATCGAAGTGATACCAACCATAACCAACATGATTGACCGCAGACTTGCTACCAAGTTCAGCTACACCAACCGACTCCTCTGGCGCAACAGCCGCTACCTCCGAGGGCCGATGATTTCGGAGATGGTCAGAACAATGTCGGTAGAATAGAGGCTGGAGGAATCTATGGCAATATCCAATGGCTACGCAACTCTTACTCAAATCAAGGCGGCTCTTGGCATAGCCGATGGGATAGATGACCCATTGCTAGAGATGGCGATTGAATCAGCCTCTCGCCAGATTGACTCTTACACCGAGCGCTATTTCTACAACGCTGGAACAGCGACAAAGGTTTTCGCACCGCTTGACAACTATGTCTGCCCAACCGAGGATTTCATCACCCTGACTCGCGTCAAGACATCAGAAGACGGCGAGACTTATGACACAACTTGGGAAGCTAAAGACTGGCAGGCAGAACCGCTGAATGGTCGAGCTGGCGGAATCATAACTTCCTACACTCAGATTCGGGCAGTTGAGGATTACCTGTTCCCATACCGAGACGGCGAAGCAACAGTTGAGCTAGTCGGCACTTGGGGATGGTCAGCAGTTCCAATTGCAATCACTCAGGCAACTGTCATTCTTGCCTCAAGAATCTTTAAGCGACTTGACTCGCCTCTAGGAATTATCTCTGGAGACTTAGGTGCAATGCGTGTCGGCTTCAGGCTTGACCCAGATGTTCAACACCTAGTTGACCCATACCGCAAAATCAGGATGGCATAGTGGCTTCAATAGCCGAACTTAGAGACGGACTTGCAGCGAACCTTGCAACTATTCCGGGGCTAAGAACTTCAGCTTTTATACCTGACAATCCAAACCCGCCGATTGCAATAGTGCAACTTGCTCGCGTCCAATACCACCAAGACTTTAAGCGCGGAATGACCGAATACAACTTTGCTGTTCAAGTAGTTGTTGGCAGGGTAGATGAAAGAACTGCGCAAAGAAATCTCGATGCCTACTGCTCAAGCACCGGAGACTCATCCGTTTCGCTTGCGGTAGAATCGGATAGGACACTAGGCGGAAAGGCCTTTGACTGCATAGTGACCGAAATGACGAACTATGGCTCTGTTGTGATTTCAGACATCACTTATCTCGCAGCCGAGTTCAATGTTCGTGTTTTAGCTAGCTAACCTATAGGAGAAAAATAAATGGCAAAGCAAGTCTTGACTGATGTTGTAGTCCAGCTAAACGGAACTGCAATCTCTCAGAATGTCAACTCTGTTGAGCTGACAACGACTGCTGACGCAATCGAGACCACCTCTTTTGGAGACTCCGGCTGGAGAACCTACAAGGGCGGTCTAAAGAGCGGCTCAGTCACTCTGTCAATGCACAACGACTACGCATCAACCGCGCTGGACGGAATCCTTTACAACCTGTTCAACACAATCGCAACTGTAACCATCTTCCCTGCTGGAACTCCAGCTGGAACGAACACCCCTAAGTATGAGTTCACCGCTCTGATTGACAACACATCCCCTGTTTCGGGTGCTGTTGGAGACCTAGCCGTTCAGAACCTAACTTGGACGATTACCGGTGCAGTTACTCGCGGCACATCTGCATAAATAACTAAATAAGAAAGGATAAGCCAAATGCGTATGCAACTTGAGGTTGAGTTTCTTGACGGAACTCAAAAAGACATCAAGGTCATCATGGCTGACATGGTGAAGTTTGAGTCTGAGTATTCAATCAGCATCGCCAAGCTAGGGCAGGAGATGAAAGTTACTCACCTGCTCTGGCTTGCTTGGGTTGCTCTGAAAAGAGAGAAGCAAGTCACAGCCGAGTTTGACGCTTGGGTAGAGACTGTTGCTTCAATCGGAGCGGTTGACCCAAAAGCATCCAAGGGCTAGGTGACTCGTCCGCTCATTGGTATTTAGTAAACATCGCCTATGAGTTTCGAATAAGTCCAAAAGACTTGTTAGAACTCGATGAGCGAATGCTATGGACAATGGGCAGATACCTAGTCTGGCGGGCGCAAGAGATGAATAAGAAATAGCAAAACCCCTCCCAATCGGGAGGGGCTTCGCTTTTAACTAGGAGACAACCCTAGACATAACAGTTGGGTGGTTTGCGTTCTGGATGTAGTCAAATCTAACAATGTTCAAAGCCTTATTAGCATCAAGCAATCTTCCGGTTAGAAGATAAATAATCCCCTGAATCGCTCGGTCGTTGAGACCCATCTTCTGCATGGCCCTGACAGTTCGGCGTGGGCTGTTGTTGAAGTGGTAAGCCATCCAGTCGAAGCTATGGCCAATAAGTTTGTCATCTGTTGTTGCCGCTCCGGTGAAAACGGCAATAGCGGCAGTAATGGCATGAATCCAGTCAGCCAAGAAGTCTGCTGTGTCAACGTGCAAGGTGCTGAAGTAGTTGTGTTCTTGGTTCGCAAGAGACCTAATATCGTCAGACAATATGCAGTTGAGTATTTCCATAATCTCAAGGTCAATGCTGACCTTGTCCCCATTCATCTCAATAACATTGTGAGCCAATACTGACTCGATGTTCTCGGCTAAGTATTCCTTCATTGCGCTCATTTCTTTTCCTTTCTTTGAGCTAGGTCAAGGCTAGGCCATTGTCAAGCATTTAGGCAGGGTCAAAAGATAACAGTTTGGTAACAAGGTAGAATAGGGGGATAAAGGCGGTCCGATGTTTATTGAATTTCAAATCCCCATACTTGGCACTCAAAAGCCTAGTTACTCGGTCAAAGACATCCGCACCCTTCAAAAGAACCTGCGAGCCATCGAGCCGGGTCTGAGAACTCAATTCGTTAGGGATATCAAGAAGGTCGGTAAGGAAGCGGAAAAGCCAATCAAGTCTGCGATTAGGGATGTTGTGCCTCTTAGCGGAATGATTGACCACCTTGGGCTTACCTCTTGGAATAACGGACCAAAGAAGCCTGACTCGACAACTGTCAGATTTAGAACTAAGGCCGGTGGCAAGAGCCTCAACACAACACTTGTTTCTGTGCGCCTCAATTCTGCAGCCGTCAACATTATGGACATGGCGGGAAGGTCGGGCCGCTCTGTGGGTCAGGGTAAAAGAAGAAGCGGTTACACTCCGGTTGTAAGACGCAATTCATCTGGCGAACTTATTGCTTATGTTCGCAGAACCCCGCCAGAGGCAGGCAAGAAATTCATTGCTAACCTGAATGCAGCTGCAGGAATCGTCAAGCGAGGCGCATCGCGTATTGCTTGGCCTGCAGTTGAAAAAGACCTTCCTAATTTTGAAAGCCGCATTGACTCAATAGTGCAGAGCTACTATCGAATAGCGAACAGGATGTTTGACTAAATGGCAGTAAATGTAGTCCTCAAATCAGTCTGGGATGACAAGGGTGTCAAGGGTGCTGAGAGTGCCTTTGACAACATCGGCAAAACAATCGGCAAGCTCGGTGGTCTAATCGCCGGTGCGTTCTCTATAAATGCCCTTGTCGAATTTACAAAGGCCGCAGCCGAAGATGCAAAGAGCGCAGCCCTTCTAGCCGAACAACTTAGAAATACAGTCGGTGCTAATGAAGAGATGATTGCCTCTGTCGAGGAGTCAATCAAGCAGATGCAGCTTTCGGCTGCCGTTGCCGATGATGTTTTGAGACCTGCGTTTGGTCAGCTTGTTAGAGCTACCGGCGATGTTGGTCAGGCTCAAAGACTTATGCAGATTGCGCTGGATGTTTCAGCGGGAACTGGTCGAAACCTCAACACAGTAACGCTCGCACTTACTAAGGCTTACCAAGGAAACGAAGGCGCACTTAGCCGATTAGGAATCAAGGCACAAGAGGGTGCAGATGTTTTCGGAATGCTTGAGGAGCAGTTTGCCGGGGCTGCTGAGACCGCTGCTCGCAACGACCCCTTCCAAAGACTGACCATCATCTTTGGCGAACTGCAAGAACAAATCGGTCAAATCTTTCTGCCTTACCTAAATGAGATTGCAGACTACTTTGCAAGCGCAGACTTCCAAACAGCCTTTACCAAGATGGGCGTTGGTGTCGGTGAGGCCGTTAGGCAGATTGACAACCTATTCCGCAAGCTCACCGGTAGCACCGCACTAACCTTCTTCATTAACCTGATTGACGCTGCTGCTGTTGGTCTGGCTCAGATTGCTTATGTCATCGGCGATGTTGGAAACA